TGATCATTTTTTCTGCTTCAGGTGTCAGATGCATAATTCTTACAATTCCAAAAGCACTTTGACCTTTCAACCATCCACTTGAAGTGAATATATCTTTATACTTTCCAAAATCAACAGTCACATCATGTCTCTTTGGACTGATTTTCACCACAGTCCCTATTTCATAAATACTTGCGTAACCTGTTTTATAAACTTTATCACCAATTTCAAACATCACTTGTCACCTTCTTCAATGTAATAATGCGGATAATAACCTTCCTTGTCGTTGCAGTTCTGGTAAATGAAGTCTGCAACAAGTCTGTCAAAATACAGTTCATCTGATTCCTGATTGATGCAGACAGGTTTCCAGTCTTCAGGTCTGCACTTACAGGGGACAAGGTAGATGACCTTCCCCTGTCTGAACAGTCTTCTTGCTATGGGTTTTGTCACTCTAATCATGGTTGTTCTTCCTTTCTTATTTGATGACCAGAATCATGATTTCCCAGTCAAGATCTGTGTTGTCGGTTGCTGTGTAGAAGTATTCTAATGTGTCGTTTCCCCATTCATTAAGAAATGCATCTTTAGAAAGTGCTTTTCCCTGAAAGAGTAGACATCCTTCTTTGGATTTCTTATAAACTTCATATTCCTGAATATCCATTTCGCAAACTTTCATCAGTGATTTAACCTTCATCATATTCTTCCTTTCTTGGTGGTGGACTGGATGACCAGTGTGAACTGTGGCGATGTCATCCAGTCCTTGGTTGATAGTTGATAGCCTTACAAGGTGAGGAGTCGGGATTCAACTTCATTGACAAGTTCTTCATCAGGATCAAGGAAGAAACATCCTTCTTCCCAGATCCCCATGTCCTGCAGGATCGTCCTGATCGGTTCCATGTTGCAGAATTCAATAGAACCTAACATGAATTCCATGTGATCACCTTCCTTTCTTTGAATCAGGGGATCAGGTTGATCCCCTTGATCTGCTGTTCCTACTGTTTTGTTTATATCTAATTAAAATGCATTGATAGAATCAAATCTAATAGCAACTCTTGCACATGGGGAATTGTGTTTTACTTCAGACATTATATATTTTTTTGCATATTCAATAGCCTGATCTTTATTGTCAAAAGTTCTGAATGTTTCATAATAATAACGCTTCTGTATTTTATCTAAGTCGTACATATCGCAAAATCCCATCTGCTTAAAGCTAGGATATTCAGTGGACACATCATACTTGACACTATAATCAATACGAATATCTATTATTTTCTTATCTCGTTTATTTTTCATGGTGGGAACCTACCTTTCTGATGTATCGTTTTTTTTATTTTGGAACTTAATTATAACACCCATTGGGTGGAACTGTCAACACTTTTTGCTGAAAATATTCAGCAAAAAATATTAAACAAAGACCACAGCAGAAACTGTGGTCTTCTTCCTAGATCCTGTTTATGGCTTCAAGTTTGGTCTGCAGATCTATGTGGGTGTAGACCTGCTGTGTGACACCTGTCCCCTTGTGTCCTATTATCTGTTTTATGATGCGGTCATCCACACCTGCTTTTGTCAGCAGACTTACTGTGGTATGTCTTGTGTCATGGGGAAGGTGGTTCATATTCAGCTGATCCATCACAGGTTCCCAGATGATATTTCTGAAAGTCCTGTCCTTCAGTTGGTTCCCCTGTTTATTGGTGAACAGGAACACAGTTCCTTTTTCTGACCAGTGTTGGATGATGGGGACGATCTTTTCACAGATCGGGACATCCCTGACACCTGCTTCTGTTTTCGATTTCTTCATACTGAAGAACCTTTCCTGCAGGTGCAGGTCTTCCATCTTCAGGTTGTACAGTTCACTGACACGAAGACCAGTATAGATCAGGAACAGGAAGATCTGGATCCTTTCATCTTCCTGCAGATCCCACAACAGATCCAGTTCTTCCTTGGTGAACACAGTCCTTGTGATCTTGTTGGGATTCCCACCTTTGGACACGTCCAGATATTTGATCATCGTCCTTTTATCGGGTGGAAGGATCTCATGTTTAACACAGTAGTCCCACATAAGACCTAGTAAGATCTTAGTGGTCTTCAGCATGGGTGTGTGCTTACCTGATCCATCCAGACATTCCTGCAGGTGGTGAAGTTTTATGTCCCTGACCTTCATCCTGTGCAAGGGTTCACAGATCTTGTAGGCTGAACCATAACCACCACAAGAACCATCTGGGAAGCGTTCAGAAGACCACAGATCAAAGATTTCACTGAAGGTGACAGATTCCCTGTCCAGATCCCAAGGATCCCTGTGATAGTCTGCTAGTGCGTTCAGTGCGTCCTGTCTCTTAGAATAGTAACCAAGGAACTTATACACAGGGTAGGACTTCCCCTTCACCTGATCGAATGTCCACCCCACAGTAAGCCTTGCACACCAAGGATTTCTTCTTTTCCCAGACAGCTTGTAAACAGATCCGTAACCATTAGGCAACTTCATGTTTGTCCTTTCGTGTTGATTCGTGTAGAATAATATTGATCCTTGACCTTTCTTATGTAGGGACACCTTGGACAGTTCTTGCTGTTCTTGGTGTCCTTGCTATTCTATCTTCTATATATTTTATATTATTACTCTTTGTTATTACTTATTCTTATTTATTCAAAGTAATAACTACCAAGAACACAAAGAACACCTAGAACTTTTTCCTACACTCAACCACCTTCCCTACGATCTGCACAGGTTTCTTCTGGATGTCTTCTTTATTGAAGTACATCGGTTCATAACTTGGGTTGAAGGACTGCAGGACGATCCCTTCATCCTGTTTCAGGATCCGCTTGCAACACGCTTCTTCACCATTGACCTTCACGATCACCACAGATCCTGATTCAGCGTCAGGTGTAGCCTGAATGATCAGGACATCCCCTTCAGAGATCAAAGGGGACATGGAATCACCCTTGACCTTCAGACCGTAAAACTTCCCAGATCTGGACAGCTGTTCAGATATTTCTTCCCATTCTTCACTGTCCAGATATTCCACAGCTTCAGAAGGGATCCCACAGGGGACTACGCCAAGGACAGGGATCCTGATCCCTGCTTCTATGCGTCTTACTTCATCGACAAGACCTGCAGACATCTGCTCATTCCACTTGTGGATCAGTGCGTCCTGTTCAGTCCTGAAATCTGATTCCCCTGTCAGGTAGGACACAGAGACATTAAGGACTTCAGACACCTTCTTCAGTTTATCTGTGGTGGGGTTCCTGTCCTTCCACTTGGTTGTAGTACCCACACCAAGACCTGCTTTTCTTTCCAGTTCCCTTCTGGACATGTCCTTTTCCTTCAGGATCTGGTCTAACCTTTCCATTAACATTTTGATCACTTCCTTCCTACACACCCATTAGGTGTCTGCTGAAGAACTTCAGCAGAATATGTTGACACTGTTCAGCAATAGTTTTATGATGTGCTTGTGCTGATGAAGTCGGTCAGCACAGACAGCTGATCCTGATTCAAATATAGCACAAGGTCAGCAGGTGTCAATAAATTTAGCTGAAGAACTTCAGCAGAAAGGAAGGTATAAATGACAGAGTTTGAGAAGAAAGTCAGACACAGACTGATTGACCTTGGGTGGACGATCAGCAGGTTAGCTGATGAACTTGGTGTTTCTGTGTCCTATGTCTTTGAGATCATGAAGGGGACAAGGAAAGCTGTGGACATGAAGCAGAAGATGTGTGGCCTTCTGGGGATCGAAGATGAACAGGTTGACGGTTGAACAGGTCGCAGGTCTGATGAATGTCAGTCCACAGTTTATCAGGATCGGACTGCAGAAAGGGGTGTTCCCCTTTGGTTATGCGGTGAAGATGTCTGACAGGTGGACATATTTCATCAGCAAAGCAAAATTCGAAGAAAGTACAGGGATCAAATATGAGTACAAAAATCAAGCATAAGGAAAGATCACACAGATCTTACAGGAAGGATCTGGAACTTAGGGGATCCTTCAACAGACACAGATTCTGGAAGACCACAGTCCAGAACCAGAAGTCTGCAGTCAATAGTTTTCTTGGGATGTTCTTCAACAGAACTAAGAATCAACGTGAATCAGGTGCAGACAGATGAAGTTATTCAGTCATCAGCAGGAAGCCTTGAAGCAGACTGAAGGATTCCAGAACATAGCCTTTTATCATGGCATGGGTTTAGGCAAGACCTACACAGGATCTGAAGCAATGTTCAGGTTCAACCACAGGGTGAATCTGGTCATCTGTCAGAAGTCCAAGGTGCAGGACTGGACAAAGCATCTAACTAATAATTATAACACTGTTGCAGTTTTCGATCTGACGGACAAGAAACAGTTTTCATGTTTCACGAACTGGATCACAGCACCACAGGATGCACCTGCAAGCACAGTCTGCTGTGTCGGTGTCATTAATTACGAATTAGCATGGAGAAGGAAGAAACAGCTGAAGGATCTGAAGGACTTCACACTGATGTTGGATGAATCGTCACTGATCCAGAATCCAAAAGCCAAACAGACAAAGTTCATCATGTCCTTGAAACCAAGTCATGTGATCCTGCTGTCTGGGACACCTGTTGGTGGTAAATATGAGAACCTGTGGACACAGTGCAGACTTCTGGGGTGGAAGATCAGTCTGGACATCTATAATGAAACCTATGTGAATTGGGAGAAAATAGAAGTCCAAGGAATTCCACACAGGATACCTAACAAGGAAGATCCTTATAAAAATGTTGACAGGCTGAAACAGAAGTTGCGGTCACATGGTGCGGTCTTCCTGAAGACCGAGGAAGCGTTAGATCTGCCTTCACAGCGGTTTCAGATCGTCAGGGTAGATTCTTCTGCAGACTACAGGAAATTCGTCAGATATGGGTCTGTAGTGCTTCAGGAAGGGGTTCAGCTGACTGCAGACAGTTCATTGACAAAACTGTTGTATGCTAGACAGTTGTGCGGTCTGTATTCCAAGGATAAACAGCAAGCAGTCAGTGATCTGATCCAGTCCACACAGGACAGGCTGATCATCTTCTATAACTTCAATGGTGAACTTGAAAAACTGAAGAAGATCTGTCAGGAAGAACACAGACCTGTGTCAGAAATCAATGGACACTGTAAAGACCTGACTGCATATCAGGAAGAATCAAACAGTATAACCTTGGTACAGTATCAGTCAGGATCTATGGGGTTGAACCTGCAGGAAGCAAACAAGATGATCTTCTATTCACTTCCCCTGAGTAGTGAACATTTTGAACAGGCTAAGAAGCGGATCCACAGGATCGGACAGACCAACACATGCTTCTATTACATCCTGATCTGCAGGAACAGCGTTGAAGAACAGATCCTGCAGACACTGGAAGAAAGGAAGGACTTCACAGATGAACTATTTAAAATTTAAGAACTTTGTTCTTATCGTCATTTCTTATTTTGCAGGAATCGGATGTGTTACATCCCTTATGGTCTTGGATCTGGTTCCTAACAGATATGTCTGGATCCCTGAGATCACAAGCGTTCTGTGTTTCCTGTGGATCATGTTTTTCAATTACGCAAATTTTTTAAGAAAGAAGGAAAAGGAAGATGATCAAATGTAAATTAGCTTTAAACAATGAAGTGGAAACAGACTGTGGAAAGGACATTTGCTGTTTCACCTGTGATGACAGGAAAGACTGTGTTTATGCTTGTGATCTGGAAGATCCTGAAAATAACTGTCTGGATCGGGTGGTCATCGAAGAAGAAAAGACAGAACTGCAGGTCATGCAGGAAGTCCTTCCTGACAAACTGCAGGAAGTCACAGACCTGATGATCCAGATGAAGAAAGCAGAAGCGCAGATCACCAAGATCAAGGAAGCGTTACTCAAAGCTATGGAAGACAATGGGATCAAGAAGTTCGAGAATGAAAAACTGACCTTCACCTATGTTGCACCTACGACAAGGAAGACTTTTGACAAGAAAGCATTTGAGAAGGCACATCCTGAAATTGACCTTGGTCAGTTCGATAAGGTCAGCAACGTGAAAGCGTCAGTCAGAATTGCGGTGAAGTGATGAAAGAAGTCAAGTGTAAGTTATTCAATGATAATTTTCAGAATTACAAAAGATACGGAATCCCCAAAGCACAACTTGTAATTGCAGATGTTCCGTATAACATCGGAACAAACTTTTATGGATCAAATCCGTCTTGGTATGTCGGGGGAGATAATAAGAATGGTGAATCTAAACTTGCAGGAAAGTCTGCATTTAACACAGATTTTAACTTCAACATTGCGGAATATTTTCACTTTTGCAACAGACTGTTAAAACCTGAACCAAAGAAGTCAAATGGTCGTGGAAGGTCATCTGATGCACCTTGTATGATTGTGTTCTGCAGTTTTGAACAGATTCCCACAATTATTCGATATGCAAACAAACATGGATTCATTCATTATATTCCATTAACATTCATTAAAAAATCCAGTCCACAAGCATTAAAAGCAAATATGCGGATCGTTGGGGCAACAGAACACGCTTTAGTTTTATATCGTGACAAACTTCCTAAGTTTAGAAATGGTGTTCAGACAGATGAAAACGGTAAAAACATTCGTGGAACAGGGCACATGATCTTAGATTGGCATGAATGGGTAAGAGATCCAAAATCTACACCAAAACTTCACCCTACACAGAAACCACAGGAACTTTTGAAGTTTCTGATTGAAACCTTCACGGATGAAGGGGACATTGTGATTGATCCAGTTGCAGGATCAGGTTCAACACTTAGAGCTTCAAAGGATCTGAATCGTCATAGTTACGGTTTTGAAGTTGGAAAACAACAATATTTGAAAGTTGTTGAATCAGGTTGGTTGGATGATTGAAGGTGAAGTAATGGCTGAAGAAAAGAACTTTGAGAACAAAGTGAAGTGGTTCCTGAAGGATCGTGGGTGTTACATCATCAAGTATTGGGGTGGTGGGGACTTCACAAAGGTTGGTGTTCCAGACATCCTGATCTGTTGCAAAGGTTACTTCATAGGGGTGGAAGTGAAAGCCACAAAGGGAATCCCTTCAGCTGTCCAGATCAGTAACCTGAAAAGGATCAGAAGTGCAGGTGGTTATGGGATCCTTCTTTATCCCAAGGATTGGGACTACTTCAGACACTTCATTGAAAACCTGAAGAGTGGGAATGATTTTGAAAAGGATCTGTCTTATGACCACCTTAATCTGACCTATAAGAAGTGGTTGGAAAAATACAAAAAGAAAGGGGTGTTGATGTGAAGCAGTTCCATTTTTCCACAGCAGAATGTTTTGATAACTGTCCCAGAAGATTTGAACTGACCTATCTGCAGGAACTGCAGACACTTCCCACAGATGATCCACAGAATCCCCTGATCCTTGGAACAGCGATACACAGAGGGGTGGAAACGGATCTGGAAACTGCAGTCAGGGAATATGTGCGGTCTTATCCTGTCATTGATGACAGGCACATTACCGAGATCATCAAGTTTGAACACTGGATCCCAAGGCTGAAGGAACTTCTTCCTGAAGGACTTCATGAAGTCCCCTTTGAGAATGAATACTACAAAGGGACTGCAGATCTTCTGGTTTATGTCGGATCTGAAATTGATGAAGAAGGTAATGAAGTCCCTGTCTGTGACCTGTATGATTTCAAGTATTCAAACAACATCGGTCACTATATGGAATCCAGACAGCTTCATGTGTACAAACATTATCTGGAACAGATCAAGAAGATCAGTGTCAGACACATGTACTTTGTCTTCATCCCCAAGGTGATGATCAGACAGAAGCAGACAGAGACAGTTTACCAGTTCAGACAGAGACTGCAGGAAGAACTGGACAAGGTGGACATCCAGATCAGGGAAGTCATGTTTGACCAGTCAAAGGTTGATGATTTCCATCACACCTGCATGAAGATAGGTGTGTCAGAACAGTTTGATCCCAATTACACATACCTGTGTGATTGGTGCGAATTTAAAGATTATTGTCAGAAAGGAAGGGATTATATGATTTTACCAAGTGCGACAAGAAGAAACATCAGTACAGTGACCAGAAGGAAGCTGATGATCTATGGAAGACCTACATCAGGAAAGACGGTCTTCCTTGACAAAGCACCTGATCCATTGAACCTGAACACTGATGGGAACATCCAGTTCGTTACAATGCAGTACATCCCCATCAAGGACACCTATGAAGGAAGACAGAAGATCCTTGCGTGGGATGTCTTCAAGAAGGTGATGGATGAACTGGAAAGGACAGCAGGACAGAATGGGTTCAAAACTCTCATCATTGACCTGACTGAAGACCTGTATGAATCCTGCAGGATCTACATGTACAACAAACTTGGGATCACGCATGAATCAGATGACAGCTTCAGGGCATGGGATAAGGTCAGGACAGAATTCCTGTCCAACATCAGGAAGTTCATGAACCTTGATTATGAGAACATCGTCCTTGTTTGTCAGGAAGATGCGACAAAGGACATCACCAAGAAATCAGGTGACAAGATCACAGCGATAAAACCCAACATCCCTGACAAGATAGCTACAAAACTTGCAGGTATGGTGGACATTGTGGCAAGGGTAGTAGCTGAAGAAGACGGATCAAGGACACTGACCTTCAGATCTGATGAAGTTGTCTTTGGTGGTGGAAGGTTGCGGAACATCAGCAAGACCACCATTCCCCTTGACTGGAATGAACTGATGAAAGTCTATGATGAAGCAAACAGACCTGCACAGGATGACACAGAAGACCTGCAGAAGAAGGTTCAGGAAGCAGGTGAAGAAGAACCTGCTGAAGAAGAAAAAGTCCCTGAGAAGGGCACACAGGAAACCACAGAAACCTTCTGGAAGCTGACTGACGGTTCTGTCCTTATGGTTAAGGCTGAAGATCCTGTCCCTGAAAACCTTGTAGATCATGAGATCACAAGGGAAGAATTTGATCAGGAACTTCTGAAGGGCAATGGTCAGGTCGCAACAAGACAGAGAAGGAAGAAGGAAGAAAAGGAAGCTGAAGATCCTGCACCCAGAAGAAGACGCAGAAGATCTGATCCTGAACCTGAGACACCACCTGCAGAACCTGCAGAAGCACCTGCTGAAGAAGCACCCAGAAGAAGGACACGGAGATCAAGAGCATGAAAAGAAAGAAGCAGAAGATCAGGATCTATTTCAAGGATGGATGCAAGGATGTGATTCCACAGAAACTGTGGGACGATTACGATTACATCGCAAAGGATAACATCACAACTTTTGTTGTGAAGAAGAAGGAACAGTGGATTGCCATGTACAACATGGATGATGTGTCATGTATAGTCATCGGTTAAGAAAGGAATAAGAGTATGAATATTTTTGAGAAGTGGAACAAGAGTGTTGACATGGAAGGTCTGAAGAATGACATCAGTGAAGCGGATCAGGGGAACAGGGACTTTGATGAAGTCCCCAAGGGAACCTATGAAGTTAAGATCAACAAGATGGAACTGAAAGAATCATCTAAGGGTGATCCGATGCTGTCGATCTGGTTCAAGATCATTGCAGGTGATTACAAGGGACAGATGATCTTTATGAATCAGGTGATCAATCAGGGGTTCCAGATCAGCATTGCAAAGCGGTTCCTGCTGTCACTGGATGCTGTGGATGAATCCGAAGTCACCTTTGAAGATTACAGTCAGTTCAATCAGCTTGTCCTTGATGTCTTTGAAGGTGCAGGTGAACTGGAATACCTTCTGGAATACGGTCAGAACAAGAACGGATTCAACACTTTCAAGATCATGGAAGTCTATGAGTAATTTTTTATCCTTGGT